GGCGAATGCTCTTAGCACAGGAACAGTTATCAAAGGCTCAACTCTATATTGATGATACCGCTGGCATCAGAATTTCTGACATCCGAGCACGATCAAAGAAATTAGCTCAAACAACAGGAGAGCTAGGTTTGATTGTTATTGATTATTTACAGTTGATTACTGGCAGAGGAAAAGAAAATAGACAGCAAGAAGTATCTGAGATCTCAAGACAATTAAAGATTTTAGCAAAGGAATTAAAAGTGCCAGTGATTGCACTTAGTCAGCTTTCTCGTGGGGTAGAACAACGTAATGACAAACGGCCAGTGCTGTCAGATCTTCGTGAATCAGGATCGATTGAACAAGATGCTGACATTGTAGCATTTCTTTACCGAGATTCTTACTACCGTCGTGAGGGGCAAGAGGAAGATGATAATGTGACAGAAGTGATCTTTGAAAAGAACCGTCATGGGGGGTTAGGTACCGTCAAATTATTCTTCCACAAAGAATTTACAAAATTTACAAATATGGAGGTACAATAAATGATTAAAAAATCAGAAGTAGCTGGTTACTTAGCATTTTTCAAAGTCCCCAAACCGCTTATTTATGACGAAAAATACAAGAGATTAAGTAACAATGCAAAGTTAATGTATATGTTGTTGTTTGATAGGTTGGAGTTATCTCTAACAAATAAATGGCATGATAAAAACGGAAATGTTTTTCAATACTATACTAACGAGCAGTTAATGATTGATTTGAATTGTAGCGAACCTACAATCATAAAAACCAAGAAAGAACTTAAAGATGCCCAGCTACTAAAAGAAGTTCGACAAGGCGTAAATATGCCTAATAGAATTTACATCAATGCGGTTAATGGATCGGCTGTGAGTTCAGTTGCGGACCTTAAAAACTTTAAGTTTGGAACTGAAGAAACTTTAGTTCAAGAACTTAAAAATATTGAGGGAATCAAGACTGATAATATCAAGACTGATAATAATATAATGTCGATTTGTCAGGAAGTTATTACTTATCTCAATCAGGTTACAAATAAGAACTTCAACAAAAATACAGCTAGCCATCATAAATACATTAAGGCACGTTTGAAGGAAGGTTATGAACTAAAAGACTTTAAACATGTGATCAATGTTATGTCAGCTAAATGGATGGGAACAGATTACGAACGATATTTACAACCTCAAACGCTTTTTGGAAATAAATTTGATAGTTATCTCAATCGTAGTATGCCAAACAATGTCAGATCGTTTGCTCCAGCAGTTGATGAAAGGCTGGGATTCTAATGGAAGTTCTAAAAGATATTGAAAGAAAAAAGTTACTAGATAAAATCTGTGAAGTGCACTCTTGCCAATTATGGGAGAGTCCGGTAGTTATTGCTGGAAAATTGAAATATTTGCAGGTATGCCCTGAGTGTGAAAAAGAAGAAATCAAACAAATTGAGCACAAGTTAAATAATAAGGCAGCAATCAATTCGAAATTAGCTAAAACATTTGAAGTATTCAATCGCTTCAGCTTATTTCCTGCTGAGTTGATTGGGAAAAATCTAGATAACTTTAGCACTGATAATCAGAGTGCAGAGCAAGGTTTAAATTTTTCAAAAAGGATGCTAAGAGACTATGTGAAGGGAGAAACAGGAAATGTGATTATCACTGGGCCTCCTGGAGTCGGTAAGAGTCATCTATCAATCGCTTTAGCTTCTGCTCTGAACAATAAATTCAAGGACATAGGTACTCCTAAAAGTATTATTTTCGTATCGGTAACTAGACTATTTACTGAGATAGAAAATAGTTTTGGTGGGAAAGGCGACTTTACAGAAAGTCTTGCTGTAGAAATGCTTAGCAATGTAGATTATCTCTTTCTCGATGATCTTGGAAAAGAGAGCAGCATGAGCGACACTCTCAAACAAGCAAATGAATGGAGACAAAGGGTACTATTCAAGATCTTGGACAATCGACAGACAACTTTTATAAATACTAACTTATCTAGTAGCGATATCAAAAAAATCTATAATCCAGCACTTGCAGATAGAATTTTCAAGGGTGCAAGTAAACATATTTTTAAATTCCCTGATGGGATGGAAAGCAGAAGGTATTAATGGAAAACAAAAAAATGATTGAGTTAATTAAGAAAACTCAAAAATGGTTTTATGATAGTAATTTACAGACTCAGAATCCTGATAAACAATTCTTAAAATTGTTTGAGGAAATTGGGGAATTAGCTAGTGGTCTAGCAAAAAAACAAGATGACGTTGTAAAAGATAGCATCGGAGACATTGGTGTAGTGTTAATTGGCCTTACTCTACAATTAGGGATTGATACGAAAGAAGTATTTCCACATACTGAATCAGTTCCTTCTACGAATTCTAACAAGGAAGAAGATCATTTTATTTTACTGCTAGATCAATCAGTTGCTGCTTACTTTAGTCGCCAAAATTATCAATTAAAAAATGTAGCATTTGAATTGATTCGAGTATCTAAGTTTTTGAATATCGATTTTACAGAGTGTTTAGGCTTGGCATACGAAGAGATCAAAGATCGAACAGGGCGATTAGTTGACGGTGTTTGGGTGAAAGAGGAGGATTTATGATGGGCGAAAACAAAGTGAAACAGTATGATACTATCAACAACCCCAGCCATTATCATGGAAAAAATGGGATGGAAGCAATTGATGTGATAGAAAACTTCATAGGTGATTTAGCAGGAAAGGCAGGTTGGGCATGGGGCAATTCAATGAAATACCTTTTACGATTCCAAAAGAAGAACGGTATAGAGGATGTAAAAAAAGCCTTCCGCAATTTGGTATGGGTTCTTGAGGAAATCGCAGGTAAAAAAGAATCTTTAGCATTCCTCAGTTCTTTAGTAAAGGAGTTAGAGAATGAGCAAGTACACAAAGAATCAGATTGAACATGCTAAACAACAAGTGCAATTACTCCTAGCAAGTCGAGGTATGACTAGGCATCAATTATCCTTTGAATTAGGATATGGGAGAGATGCAGTTACTTCATGGTTAAATGGTAGAGTGCAGTTAGGAAACTTTCAAGTTCAATGCCTTTGTGATTATTTTGGTGTGACAGAAAGTTCAATTGTTGGGGATCCAGAAGAGTTAGCAGATTACAAATTATATAAAGATGGCAGATACATCTGTCGAGGGCCACTTAAAGAATTGAGTCGTATTATCGGCAAAGATGCAGATATGCTTAAGTATTATGCAGAATTGCATGCTCAAGGTAAAAAAACTGGAAATCTAACTGTGGTTAAAAGTAAGGAATAATGATGAATAAAGAAGATTTAATTAAAAAATATGAAGGCCTTGAGGGCGTATGGGACGCAAATGGTGCTGAAATAGCTCGTCAATGCTTTTTAAGAGACTTGGAACAATTGAATGAAATAGATACAAAAAAAGTCACAGTCCCTCAGTATGTTGCAGATTGGATCGAGTACTGTAAAACCAATGGAATTGCTCTAGGATATGCACTATATTGTTCAGGACAAGCAAGCGACAAAAAAGTCTATGATTGGATTGTTGAAAGCTTGGAGAACCAAGAAACATTCGCTAGAGCTTGGATTGACGGCTACAAGATCGAGAAAGAGAAGCGGTATGAAGTGATATTGTGCAATGGACAGTCGTTGAAAACTGTGTACAGACAGGGTGAGGATCGTCTTGATTTTGAAAAGGTGTATGGCGATATTGAAAGATTTACTAGAAAACAATTGGAAGAGGCTGGTTTTGGCTGGGTGTTTGATTGTGAGGGAATTGAGATTGAGGAGGTAATGGAATGATTCCAAAATTTAGAGCGTATGATAGCAGTTCGTACAAACGTATGTATCAACCAGATGAAGTGATGGTCGGAAATGGTGATATTTGGATAATTGATGAGGACTCTTGTGATAACGAATGGATAGTAAATAATGATCTTCATCTCATGCAATCAACAGGGGTGTTTGATGATGAATGTAGAGAAATTTTTGAGGGAGACATCTTAGGGGTTGAAAGTGATGAAGGAACTTTAAATGTAAATGTTTTTTGGGATGAGGAACACGCTTTGTTTATGTTTGAGTCGGAACAACACAACGAAAAAGAAGCGCTAGCGGAATTGCTAGAAGATAATTCGTATCCGTTTGAAATCCTGGGCAACATTTACGAAAATCCGGAATTGTTGGAGGTGGAGTGATGAATAAACAAGAGTTGATTGAACAGATAAAAGCTTTAAAGAATCTTTTTGGTAACAAAGTAGAATATATTGAGATAGACAAGGTAATAGAACTTGCTTCTAAACTAGACGAACCGCAGAAGCCAGTTGTACCGCAGTTTGTTGCTGATTGGTATGAAAAACATAAAAATGATTTTGAGTTTGCAGTTTTTAATTATTTGTATATGTTTGATAAACAAGATGAGTCTGACTTCAAAAGATGGTTTAGAGACTCAAGAACAGAACCATTTCAAATCCTTGTTAGTATGCTTCAATTCGGCTACGAGGTCGAGAAAGAAAAGCGGTATACGGTAAAGATGAGAGCAACAAAACAACCGCTATTTTATAATAATATGTACGAGAAAATATTTTTTTCTTTGGGGGATTTAGCTACTCGATTTACACGTAAAGAACTAGAAGAAGTTGGGTTGGGTTGGGTGTTTGATTGCCCAGGTGTTGAAGTAGAAGAGGTGGAAGGATGAATAAAAAAGAGCTGATTGAGAGTATCAGTCATTTACCTTCAGATTGTAGCGGACCAAGACCGATGATTGATAAATTAACAACGTTGGAATTGATTAAGTTGCTAGACGAAACGCAGGAAGTAGAGATCCCAATGTTTGTGGCGGATTTTATCACAGAACAGAAAAAACTAGGTCATACGCTGTCCTACTCAATAGATGCATGCATGTCTGATGGAGTTGCAGAATGGTATTGGGATAATTCCGAACTCTTCGCTCTTTCTTGGGTCAATGGCTACACGGTAGAAAAAGAGAAGCGGTATTATGTAAGATTTAAAGGGATGGAAAGTGATGATTTTAATTACTTAAACTTTATCAAATTTCAACACGCTTGGGTCTTATCGTCAATAAAAC